TGGTTTGAAACCGGCGAGGGCGCTCCAGACTTCAGACCCTCTCAGCATATCCATTACTCCAAATCTGATTTAGACTACACGCTAGATGTGAACCAAGTGTTTAACAATCTCTACGCGGGTGCTGAAGATGGCGACGAGCGGCAGTAAAGATTTCGAATTAGATGTAGCGGATTATGTAGAAGAAGCCTTTGAGCGATGCGGCCTAGAGCTTCGCACCGGCTACGACCTCAAGACGGCACAGCGATCTCTCAACCTCATGCTTGCAGAGTGGGCCAATCGCGGATTAAACCAGTGGACAATCAATCAGAAAACAATTAGTGCAGTAAAAGATACTATTGTATACACGATTGACTCAACCAACCCTACGTCGGTAATTGATGTGCTGGACGTATTTATCCGTGAAACGGTGTCTGGAACGACCACAGACTTGCCGCTCACAAAACTTTCTCGGGCAGAGTATGCCCACATTGCAACAAAGACCAGCACCGGCAAGCCGAATCAGTATTTTGTGGACAAGCAGATCAGCCCCACAATTACGGTATGGCCTGCGCCTGACAAAAATTCTACCTACACCATTTATCTCAACATTTTAAGCCGCATGGATGACGCGGACGCAGGCACAAACACCATGGAAGTGCCCTTCCGATTTTATCCGTGTCTTGCGGCAGGACTGGCATATTACATCGCGCTCAAGCGCACGCCAGACAAAGTGCCTTTGCTGAAACAGCTTTACGAGGAAGAGTTTGAGAGAGCCCTATCTCAAGACCAGTCGCGTGCTTCTTTCCGCGTTGCGCCTGACTTGACGATATACAGGATTGCTTGATGTCGTTTAGTGCCGGTAAAAACGCTTACGGGATCTGTGACATTACTGGGTTCCGATACAAGCTGAAGGACATGAAGAAGACTTGGGATGGTCTCCTTGTCGGCCCTGATCAGTGGTCCGCCAAGCATCCGCAACTTGAAAGAAAGCCATCTACCTATGATCCAGAGGCGGTGAGAAACGCCAGAGTCGACCCATCCAGCGATGGAGAGGACGGCAAGTTTTTTATGGTTTATACAAATGTGGGCAACGGTATACTTGGCGCAGAAATAGATACTTTTCAGATTAACAGTGCAGTAGGCACTGTGGAGGTCACGATCACATGAGCTTCACGCTTGCGAGTCTCAAGTCGACTATCCAAGATTACCTTCAAGTGGATGAAACCACTTTCAATGCGAATCTCAATAGATTTATCCGTGAAAGCGAAGACCGTATTTTTAAAAACGTAGAGCTACCGCAACAGCGTCAAAACGTGACTGGTAACATGACAGCCACAAAGCGGTTTCTCGCTACGCCTTCAGATTTTTACGCGCCGTTTTCCTTGGCGATAATTGATAGCAACGTCTATCACTATTTGCAGTTCAAGCACCCCAGCTTTATCAAGCAGTATTCGCCGAATACAACCAGTCAGGGTCGGCCAAAGTATTATTCTTTGTTTGATGACACGGCGTTCGAGCTTGCCCCGATTCCCGACACTAATTACTCGGTAGAGCTTCATTATTTGTATAAGCCGGGCAGTTTGACCGCAGAGGGGGATTCTGGCACGACGTTACTGTCCACCGAGCACCCAGATCCGTTGCTGTATGGGGCGCTGGTTGAGGCCGCTGTGTTCTTAAAAGAGCCTATGGATGTTGTGCAAACTTTCGAGGCTCGGTTTAAAGAGGGGCTTGCGAGAATGAAGAATGTCAGCGAGGGACGTTCTACTCGTGATGAGTATCGGTATGATTTATTGAGGATAGGTGTGACCTAAAAATGTCTAAAATCAGGGAGCTAGAGGGCAAGAAGATTGCCATCTTGGGGCTAGGTGCCTCTCAAATCGATTACGTTATATCCGTAGAAAACAGTCAAGAATGGGATGAGGTGTGGTGCATCAACTCATCTTTGGCTGTTTTTGCTTGTGATCGGGTTTTTATGATGGACCCAGCATCTCGATATTTGGATACCGAAGATGCGGGCAATCAGACGGATGTGATGCGTAAGCTACTGCCTACGTTTGATAAACCAATTTACTCGTGTCAGCTTGATGAAAGGGTTCCAGCAATCGTGGAATATCCGATTGCTGACGTGATAGAAGACCAGAAATGCGCCTATCTTAATAATACCGTGGCTTATGCGATTGCCTTTGGTTTGTATAACAAAGTTGGCCACATGGACCTTTTTGGCATGGATTTTAGTTACAAGCACAATATCCATTTTGCTGAAGCGGGCAGAGGATGTGTCGAGTTTTGGATATCCCGTTGCATAAGTGAGGGCGTAAGCATTGGCGCGAGCCCGCGATCTGCGTTGCTGGATAGCAACGTCGAGCCTCACGAGCGTCTATATGGATATCACAGGCTGGATGACCCCCTGCTCGCGATGCCCGACCAAGGCGGACAGTGGATTATTTGCAATCGCTCAAAATTTGCTGAAGCCCAAGCAAAATATGACTTTCAGCGAGTTGAAATGCCCACCTCACCAGAGCCCTACAAAGGATGATGGGCTCGAATATAGGTGCCTCTGTAGGGCAGGTGATGGTTGCTACTTCTGATGACGGAGGTCACGATCCAGAGTTTTGGGCAGAAGTTACGACTAATCGGATTTTGCAAATATCGGAGGATGCACCGCCCCATGTAAGGCAACAGGCCGAGGCTTTTCGGAATGAGGTGTATAGTGTTATTCTGCGCGGAATGAAGAGCGCTATTTTTTCAGACAGAACCACGATTGCTCAGACATTGCGAGGTCAGGGGCACACACAGTTTGCGGACATCTTAAAGGAACTTTGACATGGCCATCACCAGCGCAATCTGCACCAGCTTCAAACAAGAATTACTTGTTGGCACTCACAACTTCACCAACGGCGGCAACACATTCAACCTTGCTTTGTATACAAGCTCTGCAACGCTTGGCGCAAGCACAACTGCCTATACCGCAACAAATGAGGCAAGCGGAACAAACTACACCGCGAAGGGCGCGGCATTAACGAATGTGACGCCAGTCACGTCGGGAACAACAGCGATTGTAGATTTTGCCGACCTCACCTTCGGCACTGCCACTATCACCGCCAGAGGCGCGTTGATTTTTAACACGTCAGCCTCAGATAAGGCGGTTTGCGCCTTGGACTTTGGCGGTGACAAAACGTCTTCCGCTGGCAATTTTACTGTGGTCTTCCCGTCCCCAACCGCGACGGGCGCGATCATTAGGCTGGCGTAATGCCAAATGCCACTACAAACATTAGATTTCAAGCCGGGGATTGACAAAGAAGCCACGGATTACTCGGCGAAGGGAGGCTGGGTAGATGGTAATCTCGTTAGATTCCGTAAAGGCAGGGTCGAAAAAATTGGTGGCTGGGCTAAGCTGGGCACTAATGCCTTTCTTGGTATTTGTCGCGCTCTGCATAGCTGGATTGAGTTGGGCGGCACTCGGTATCTGGGACTCGGCACGACATTCAAGTATTACATTGAAGAAGGCAACGCCTATAACGATGTAACGCCGATTCGGTCTACCACGGGCGCGGGAGACGTTACTTTTGCCGCGACTAATGGCTCTTCCACAATTACTGTCACTGACACTGGACATGGCGCAGTCAATAATGATTTTGTGACTTTTAGCGGGGCCGCTACGTTGGGCGGCAATATTACTGCGGCAGTTCTGAATCAGGAATATCAAATTAGCTTGGTAACAAGCGCTAACGCTTACGAAATCACCGCAAAAGACACTGCTGGCGCAACGGTAACTGCTGACTCTTCTGACACTGGAAACGGCGGATCTTCGGTGGTTGGCGCATATCAAATAAACGTCGGCCTCGATGTTTATCTTGCATCGACGGGCTGGTCAGTCGGCACATGGGGAGACGGCGGGTGGGGCTCTACGTCTCCAACATCTAACGTCAATCAGCTTAGAATTTGGACGCATGACAACTTTGGTGAAAATCTAATCATCAATCCAAGGGGCGGCGGTATCTTCCGTTGGGTCGACAGTGGCGGTCTAGGAACGAGAGCCGAAAAACTTTCCACGGTGAGCGGGGCAAATTTAGTGCCCACGGTGGGATTGCAAGTGATTACCTCGGAAGTCGACAGGCACCTTATTGTGCTTGGTGCCGACCCGATCAGCGGCTCGTCAAGGACGGGCACCGTTGACCCCATGCTTGTCGCATTTTCTGACTCTGAAAATGAGTTGGAATTTGAGCCACTGAGTACAAATTCTGCTGGCTCTTTACGCATTTCGAGCGGATCTTTTATTGTTGGCGCGACCAAAAGCCGACAAGAGATATTGATTTGGACGGACACCAGCCTTTATTCGATGTCTTTTATTGGGCCGCCTTTGACTTTTGCTGTCAATTTGGTCAACGAGGGCGCAGGGTTGATTGGCCCAAAAGCAACCGTAACAGCACCGAGCGGTGTCTTTTTTGCATCTAAAACAGGGTTTTATGTGTACAACGGCGCGGTGCAAAAATTGCCTTGCACCGTCCAAGAGTACGTTTTTAACGATCTGGATCTCACTCAGGCGTTTAAGTGCCACATGGGCCTCAACTCAGAATATGGCGAAATGTGGTTTTTCTACCCGAGCATCGAAGATGGCACGCAAGAAATATCTCGCTACGTCATTTACAACTATGAAGAAAACCATTGGTCTATTGGCAGTTTAGTGCGTTACGCATGGCTTGACGCAGGCATAGAAGACACGCCTTTTGCCACAGCTACAGATTCTTCAGAGCAGTTTGTTTTTCAGCACGAGTCTGGTTATGACAACCTTGACGCGGGTATGTCAGGGGTCTTTATCGAGAGCGCAGACATCGACGTTGGCTCTGGCGAGGACTTTAGCTTTGTCAGAAAAATTATTCCTGACGTGCGATTTATCAGCGAATCATCAGTCTCAAATAATCCTGCCGTAAATTTCGTGCTGAAGAGACGTAATTACCCCAGCGATCCGTTAGTTACGGACAGTACCTCTCAAATTGCGGCAAGTACTCAATTTAAAAATCTTCGTAGCAGAGCGAGGCAAATTGTTTTGCGGTTTGAAAGCGATGATGACTTGCCGAGCGGTGATGCGCTTGGTTACAAATGGCGATTAGGCTCTACCCGTGTCGATGTACAGCCCAGCGGTAGGCGCTAATGAGCGTTTTGTTGCCAACCCAGCTACCCCTAAGCTCGCGGGTTGGGGATAAAGTCGATGCTGATACGTTTAATCGCCTTATACGAATCTTAGAACTTAATCTTGGCGGCGTGGATTTCAGCATTTCGCCGCACTTCAACTCAACAGAAATCTCCCAACTGCAATTTGCCACGGGAGCCATAATCTTTAATACTACGCTTGAGATACACCAAGCCTTTGATGGCACGGTGTTCCGTAATTTATATGAGCACCAGTCTTATGCGACAGGGCTCGGAATGACGGCCAGCGTAGGGACCGTAACGGTGAGCACGCCATGAATCAATTTCTTCAGCAAAGAATTTCTGCCATGGCTGGAATGCCTATGGGACCGCAAGCGCCAATGATGATGGCCGAGGGTGGCGAAGTCGATCAGGGCTTCATTGACCCACAAGATCCGCAGTTGCAAGCCGACATTGCAATGTCTCCAGAAGCGTCAGGAGACCCTAACGCTGATTTGCGGCAAACAATTTCTGCGCTGATGCAACAGGCGGCAAATGCAGAAGACCCCTTGGAGGCCGAAGTGGCCATGGGTTTTGCGCGAGCGGCGGAAATAGGATCACAGGCTCCGATGGCCGACATGGCCGTACAGCTTTCGCAAGCTGGGCGTGGGCCCGACTCCACGTTAGCCCACTTAACGCCCGGCGAGGTCGTTCTTCCTCCAGAAATGATGGCTGACGCAGACTTTGAGCAAACAGTGGCGAGTAGGTTTGCGGAGCTTGACTTAGACCCCGAACAGTACGTTGTGGGCTCTGGTATTGCCTCCTTAAATCCAAATACAGGGCTTGAGGAGTTTTTGTTTAAAAAAGTTTTTAAGGCAGTAAAAAAAGTTGTCAAGGGAGTTGGCAAGGTAATAAAGCCCGTAGCTAACGTGGCTCAGTTTATACCGGGCCCTTGGCAACCTTTTGCCGCAGGCATCAGTAAGGCATACGGTGTATATGACGCTGTTAAAGGCGGAAACCCTCTCGCAGGCATCGCGGCTCTGGCTGGAGGAATGCCGGGCGGTAAAGGCGGGTTTAAAATACCGGGATTCGGCGGAAGCGGCGGCATTCAAGTCCCCGGCTTTGGCGGCGGTATGTTTGGAAGCGGGAGCGGAGGAATTGCAAACTTGACTAATCCAGCAGGCGGTGGCTCCAACATTTTCGGAAGCATCTACGAATACGTTATGCCGGGCGCTGATAACGTGGGCTTATTAGGCAATTTAGGGCAAACAGGCTCCAGCATCTACGAATACATCATGCCGGGTGCCGATAATCGAGGGTTGCTAGGCAACCTCGGCCAGACCTTTGGCGGTAAAAGCGCGGCAGATATTTTGACAGAGGCCGCGCAAAACAATCAACAAATACAAGACTTTATCAGGCAGGGCGGAGCGGCCGGTCTGACTCCAGAGCAAATCTTAGCTCAAGCGCGACAATCTGGCCTAATCGGTGCTTACACTGGCAAAGGAATCCTTGGGGGGCTCGGGGAGTTTATTTTTGCCGGTGATGATAATCAAAATGCCTTGCAAAATCTTAGCGGCGTGCTTGGTCTAGGGGGAGGTCCGCAGGGCTTTCCGCAAGGTGGCCCGCAAGGCGGCTTTAATCTGGCATCAATGTTGGGCCTCGGCGGTCAACAAGGCGGCATGGGAATCGGCGGTTTGCTTGGCACCGCTGGCTTGGCGGGACTGATCGGCAAGCTGGCCTATGACGAAGCCAAGGACCGCAAAGGCGTGCCTTTGACCCCGCTCACTCAAATGAATGCGGCTGGCCGGTACAATATCGAGGCAGAGATTGCCAAGAGAATGGGAGAGCAACCACCCAATCCAGTTGAGTTTGGCTTGTTGCCCAACAATTTCCCGACCCTTAGCGGCGGCCAGCCTATTCCAGAAGGCCAGCAATTTGCCCCGCGCGAAATTTTGTTAGCGCCCAATCCGAACGACATCAATCAAGCCATGGAGCTACCTAATTACACGCCGCCAACAGGGACTTTGCCTATTCCTATTCCCACGCCCATCCCCGATATTTTCCCTCAACAAAACCAAGTCCCCGCCTTTAACCAAGGCGGCGCGGTCTATAGGTCTGAGGGTGGGGACATGGACGGCGAGCTTTTTATACGCATGACAGGGGATATCAACGGCGAAGGCACGGAAATCAGTGACGATATTCCTGCGATGCTGTCAGACGGCGAGTTTGTGATGACTGGCCGCGCAGTGCGGGGCGCTGGGGCCTTCGACATGAAGAACAAAGACGGCATTGTCACCCTGACGCCTATGGCTGGCGAGGACAAGGAAAAAGGCATCGATATGATGTACAAAATGATGGACTTGTTTTCTGAATTTGCCAGACCGCCCGAATCGGTTACGGCATAACGTGATTTTGCCCCGTAAACACATAAGGTCTGATGATGGGCGTTAGGGACTTTTTACTCGACTATCAGTACGACCCTTCTCGTAACTATAGCTCTGAGTATGGAAAATTATTTGGGGCAGATAAGGGCGGTCAATATTTTTACGGCGGTCCTAACCGTAATTGGCGTCACGCTTTAGATGATCGCAATCAAAGGGGCGGATTTGGTTTTTACGAGCTTTCTGCCAGCAACATGGAGCGCGATCAATTTGCGAAGATGGCTGAGCGCAACAACATTCTTCAGAGTATGTTGAATGAAGGCTATACCATGGATCAGCTTAACGCCCACATGGCGGGCGAAAGGAATGTTTTGCAGGAAGGCCCAGCGTCGCGTAACACCCCTGCTGGCATGATGAATACAGGCGGCCCGTTTATGGCACAACTACCTTTTGGATTTAATCCTGCTTACGCACCACAGCCCATCAATCCTGAGACGTTGGCATCTATTCTACCTGATGATGCTGGCTTTTTTAATCAGGTTGCTGGGGGGCTACCCCCTAATTTGTCTGGGCCTTTAGCGTTACCAACAGAAGAGCCTGCGGTTGGCGATTCTGAAATTGGCGGCGAACAAACAACTGGCGGGGAGGTGGGGACCGGAATCAATAACTCCGTTCAAGCTGGAAATGTTGGCATAGGCACCCTCGATCCCGGCGCTTATGTCCCGAGCGTGGTTCAACAGAACCAGTCTATGGACCCGATTATTCAGCAATTGCTTTTTGGCTTAGGAGATCAACCCGGCTTTATTCAAGGGGCAATGCAAGCCGCTCAGAATGCTTTTTACAATCCAGACGGCACGCCTATTGTTTATCAGCAACCCGTCGCTGGGCTGAGCCCTAGCCAGTTGGCGGCGATTAATCTGGCCCAACAAAATGTCGGCGCGATACAGCCCTACCTAAATGCCGCGCAAAGCGCTTACGCGAGTAGTGGGGCGGCTTTGAATCAGGCGCTTCAACAGCAGGTGGCGGCATTACAGGGCGGCTATCAAGATGCGTTTGGCACCTTGAGCCAAGGATTGGGCGCGCAAATTGGCTCTCAGCAAGACGCTCTTGCGGCGATTCAAGCGGCCGCCGAAGAGGCCGCCACAAACAGGGCCTTGGGCCTTGAGTCCTTGCTGGGCGGGGTGGATCGCGCGAACTTGCTTGCCACTCAAGCGACAGACGATCTGCGCGCAGATTTAGGTGAAATCGGAGATTTTCGGGGCCGCCTTTTCGATGAGTTTGGCCGAGATATCACCGCCTTCCAAGACATAGGTCGTGCGGCGGCAGGAAGGTTTGGTGAAGACCTTGGTGCCATAGAGGGGCTTGCTCAGCAAGCAGAGCAGGCTCTTGGCCGCAGAGTGGGCGAGGCGACTGGCACGCTTTCTCGGGCACGAGATCGCTTTGGGTCGGAGCTAGATCGATCTCTTGACATTGAAGGCCGAGCGGTTGGCGATCTTGGCGCTGACCTTGAGCGCGCTTTGGCAGAGGAGCGTGCGGGTGTTGGTCAATTTGGTCGAGACTTAACAGGATCTTTAGCAGAGCGGCGTGCGGCTCTCGCTGGCATAGCGCCCGGCCTTGACATTGCTACGGGCCAGTTAAGAAGCGCAATAGGCGCGCTTGATCGCGGGCTAGCAGGATCAGAACTTACAACGGCGGGCGCAACCGCAGGGCTTGGGGGTAGACTCGGAGAGTCTGAGGCACGCTTGCGCCAGACTACGGGGGCGTTTGATCCTGCAATGACGCAGGCGTTCTACGACCCTTTCGAGCAATCTGTGGTTCAGCAGACCATTGAGGATGTTTTGGAGGCTGGGGATCAGGCCGATATCGCACAGCGCGCCAGAGACATCCAGACAGGCGGAGAATCCGCCTTTGGCTCAAGGGCTCGCCTGACGGCCGCAGAGCGCCGTGAGGCGCTAGGCAGGGGCCTCGCAGAGAGTTTGGCAGGAATCCGCTCACAGGGCTTTGGGCGCGCTCAACAGACCGCTCTCGGCGAGTTTGCTCGTCAACAGGAAGCCCAGCGTCAAGCCGCCACTGGTCTGGCTTCTTTGGCTGGGCAAAGATTCGGGGCAGAAGAGGCGCTGGCATCTCGACTCGGTTCTGGCGCTACGACCCGCTTTGGTGCGGGCCGCGACCTTTCTCAACAATTGGGTCAGCAAGCTCAGCTAGAAAGCGCGGCAGGAGAGCGCATGGCCGGTGCGTTAAGCGATGCGGCCGCACAAAGATTGGGCGCTACTCAGGCACTAGCCAGACAACGCGGCTCACTCGCTTCACAAAGATTTGGCGCGGAGCAAGGTCTTGGTCGACAGACCGCCGCAGTAGGGGCCCAACGCTTCGGTGCTGGACAGGCTCTTACGGCACAACAAATGGCCGCCGCACAGGCACAAAATGCCGCCGCACAACAACGCATTTCAACCCTTGGGCAAACCGCCGCACAGCGGCTGGCGTCTCAAAACCAACTGGCTCAACAGCAGTTGACTGCGGGCCAGCAGATGCTAGGTGCGGGCACCAACCTTGCAAACGCGCAACAACAACAAGCTGGTCAGATTTATGGTGCGGGCACGAATTTGGCACAAACCGCGCTCGGTCTGGGCCAAGCCGCCTCACAGGGTCTGAATCAAGCTGGGATTCAAGGTTTGAATGCGGCCGGTCAGGTGGCTCAAGGATTTGGTAATTTAGGCGCGGCACAGGCAAATCTTGCCAACACCCTTGGCGGCGCTCAGATGGGCCTTGCTACCAATCTTTCGAACGCTTACGGCGGATTTGGCGCAAATGCGGCGCAGGCCGCACAGGCACAGGCGCAAGGATTAGCGAGCCTTGGCCAAACCGCACAAACGGCTGGCATACAAAATGTGAATATGCTTTCTAGCCTTGGCGCTCTGCAACAGCAGAATCAACAGCAGATGTTGAACGCGCAGTATCAGGCGCAGTTGCAGGGTCAGCAGGCACCGCTGGCGCAGTACCAGTCGCTACTGCCATTTATGCAGTTTGCAGGCCAGCAGACGGGCCCAAGCCAGATCAATACACAATTTTCGCCAGCACCGAGCCCACTGCAAGCGGGCCTTGGCACTGGATTGGCCGCCTTTGGCGCGCTTGGCAACTACTTTGGAGGCTATGGACAGCCGCAATCTGGCGGTTATGGCAACTATGGCTATGGTCAGTCTATGCCGGTGCCCGTCCCCGTCCCGCAAACTGTGCCACAAACCACAACACCAACTAATCCGCAACCGCCGCCGCCGATGTTTGGCGGGCCCGGATTTGGATTTTAAACGTGGACTATTTAATCGCTAAAGAGTTTTGCACAGATGTCTAATTTAAGCACAGTGCTTTCGGGAATCGGCGCTTTAACATCAGGCGCCGCATTACCCGTTGCAAACTTAGCCTCACAGCTAATGACTGGAAGAGGCTTGGGGAGCCATTTGTTACCTTTTATTACTCCAGTGGCAACAGCGGCGGGAAACAAATTAAGCGCCGCTGTGCAATATGAAATGGGTCGCGACAGAGGGACGCCCCCTCCTGTGACGATTACGCCCACGGTCAGAGCCATGAACGAAGGTGAGCAGGCCATGGCGGATCAGGCGATGAAGCAACTTAGGACGTTTCGAGAAGGCGGGAATGTTGATATGGGCATGACCAGAGCACAGCTAGAAGAGCAGATCCGTGGCTTTCAGATGGGCGGTTTTGTGAGCCCCTTTGCGCCTAGCCCACCTGCCTCTGG